TATAGTGTTACCAGTTTTATGGGTGATAATAGGTACGTACGAGTAAGTTTTAGTTGTACTGCAACTTACACAGTTTTTATAACCTAATTCTAAACGCACTGGGTGCACAGTGTTTCCACATCTACAATACATATTTTTTAATTTATATTATTATCCAAAGATAATTTAATTTTGTTTGTAATTACTCTCCTAATTCTATTGAGTAATCAGTGTCATACAAGAAGTCTTCAATAGATCTAGTGTCATACCAGTCAGACTCGAACCATCTATTTTCCCATCTATTTAATATTTCTTGCTCGCCAGTTTGCTTACCAAATACAAATCCTGCACTAATAAGCACGAGAGTTACTACAACTCTACGTAGATTTTTATTTATTTTCATATCCTATATAATTTAAGTATTCTTTATATTCTTGTATTGTTACATACTCGTCTATCTCATCAAGATAAACCATGTCATCTATCTCCATATTTTATTGTACGCCGCTTTATATTGTTTAGGAAACGAAGACTTTTGCGGTATTTTATATCTTCGATTACCCATACCTCTACATGCGCCATAAATTCTTATAGCTTCTGCATGCTGATGTGAACGAGCTTTACGCTTGTTAGCTGCATATTCACATAATTCTTTCATATTAGTAACTACCATTTCAGTGGTGCTTCTATCCATGTTAAACCTTTATACTTAAACCAGTGTGATTTACCAGTTTTAAATTGGTGATTGCCATCTTCATCTTGACCAAGATATTTTTCTTTGAAGCCAAATGAGTTAGGTAAGTCGCCAACAGTATAACCTTTGTACTCAATGCCATTTAAGCGGCAAGTTGTTTTTGAAGTAAACTTAATTGTATTCATAATTGATTTTATTATATTATCCAGTAGTTATTTTATTTTGTTTGTAATATTCTTCATTGTGTTTCTTGTGCCACTCGGCTTCCCACATATAAATTCTTTCACCGTGTCTTCTTGCTTTTGCAAATCTATATAAATCTCTCTTCATGGTAAATTGTATTATTAAGTTCTTTATTAGCTGCAGCGAGATTTTGTCGCCATAGCCACTCACGTCTTCTATATTCATGGGAGTTACACCATTTACGCCAACTTCTACTCATATCGTTCTCACCATATTTAGCTTCAAAGTCTTCAACTTGTTTTAGTTTTGCAGCGATTGCTTCTGCGTCATAATCTTTAAATTGCATAGTAATAATATTTAAGTTAGTTCTAGTGTGAGTAGTCGAAACCCACCTCTGCTCCAAGACTAGATTTGTAGAGAGTTGTTTACTTTACTTCAACAACTTCTCTAACTTTTACTGGTACATTAGTTGAACTAGTGTAAGAATTGTATTTTATAAAACAAGGTAATTTGTCAAGTGTAGACTTCATAATGTTATACACTTCATCATGATTATAAGTACATGATTTACCATTTTTGAATTCAACATTAATAGTTGTATTTTTACCAATTAGTGATTTACGAATTACAAATCTTTTTGAGTTAATAGTGTTTGTCATAATTTAGAATTTAAGTTATTAATTATTATTTATTTAGTTTATTATATTATCCAATTAGTTACATATTTTGTTTGTAATTAAAAGTGTTAATTTGTTTAGTGAATAATAATGTCATAATGTCATTGCGCAATGAATCATGATATGTCAATATGTCATATAAATATATTAGTATATTTCGCATTGTATTAATATTATTATTAACTTTATTATATTATCCATATAAAAAGTAAAAATGTTTGTAAAAAAGTGTGTAAAAAAGGGTAGGCCTGCCAAAAAAAAGGCATTTTACAGAAAAAATTACAAAAAAAAAGTGGAGGGGGGACGCTAAACCTCTCTATTTGCAACAACTTTTCTAAATTCTCTTCCCCCTTATGATATTATACTACGTATAATATCTAGATAGGAGTAAGGTATTATATAATAGATATACTATATCACATACGATAAAGTAAATTTACCTATTTTTGTGTGAGTATATACTTATAGACAAAAAAATTAAAATATGGCAAGAATAATCGCATATCAACAAGCAACTCCCGACAGTGAAGACTTACTATTAGGTACACAAAAGACTACAGGTGGTACTAATCAAACAAATCCAACTAAAAACTTTACAGTAGATGCAGTTGTGCAAGCAGGTGTAGGCTATACAGTGTATACAGCGTTATTAACACAAGCTGGTGGCGCAGCGCCAGTGGCAACAGTTCTTAAAAACAACACTGGTTACACATACACTTGGGCTAGAACCGGTGGTGGTACATACACAATGACTGCTAGTGGTAATGCTTTTACAGTAAATAAAACAATAGTGTTTAATAATAATGGTATTGATGTAGCTGGTGGTAATACACCTCCACAATGGACAAGAACTAGTGACACGGTAATTACATTAACCACTGGCGGTGTCGACAACGCAATGCAAAACGCATCATTTGAAGTAAGAATATACTCATAACACATGGCAATAATATACAGTTATCCACAAATAAACTCGTCTAGTGACTTAGCGGCTAGTGATCTTATGATCATTTCCGATATGAGCGCTAATGGTAAACCTACGAAAGCGTTAAAGCTAAGTGATTTGGCTACGTTTATTACAAATACAGGTACAGGATCAGGTACAACAAATAAAATACCTAGATGGTCTGATGGACCAAGCGGTGTATTAGGTGATAGTATATTAGCACAAGACGCATTAGCTACACAATTAACATTAACTGGTAATTTTATAGCAACTGGTACTGGTAACTTTACAGGTCAAGTAACAATACCTACTACACCAGCAGCTGCAACTGATGCTGCTTCTAAAAACTATGTTGACACAGAAGTAGCAGGTATACCAGCAGGATTAGTATTTAAAGGTAACTGGAACGCTAATACAAATACTCCAGCATTAGCATCGGGAACAGGCACTGTAGGTAATTACTATGTAGTATCTGTAGCTGGTAATACAAACTTAGACGGTATTACTGACTGGCAAGTTGGTGACTGGGCAGTGTTTGTAGAAGTTGGTGGTGTTGATAAATGGGATAAAATAGATCAAACATTTGTTTCAGGTAGCGGTGCTGCAGGTCAAGTTACATTTTGGAACACAATAAACACTGTTGATGGTGATAATGATTTTTATTGGGATAATGTAAATAAAAGATTAGGCATAGGAACTACTAGTCCAGATTCATTATTAGAAATATCTTCAGGAACTACAACAGACTTTTTAAAATTAACAAGTACTGGTAGTAACGCAAGTCCAGCTAAAATAATATTTGAAAAATCAGCAACAGAGCAAGGAATAGTAGAATACGTTAGAAACGGAGATTTAAGAATTTACAATACAGATGGTGATGGCGGTGTATTAATAGATGGTAGTTCAGCTTCAGGAAATGATTTATATGTAAAAAATGATGGTAACGTAGGTATTGGAACTGCTAGTCCTAGTGAAAAACTTGATGTTGCGGGAAATATAAGATGGACAGGTAATGCAATAAATGGGGGTAATGGAAATCTAATAATGGGTGGTGGTCAAATAAAATTTTCTGATGCAGGAAGATTTTTCATGGGTGATTCTAATGATTTACAAATATATCACGATGGCACAAATAGTGTTATAAATAATACTACCGGTCACTTACAAATATATAATAATGCTGATGATCAAGATATTGTATTTATATGTGATGATGGATCTGGTGGTACGACTGAATACTTTAGAGTAGATGGTGGTGCTACAACAGTCGCTTTTTCTAAAACTATTACACAAGTAGATAGTAAATATATAGCCTTAGGAAATTCTTTTGATTTTCATTTACAGCACAATGGTACTAATAGTATCATTACTAATTCAACAGGTAATTTAGAAATTAGGCAAAACACAGATGATGCAGATATAGTATTTTATAGTGATAATGGATTAGGTGGAACTACTGAATATTTTAGAGTTGATGGAAGTTTAGAAGAAGTTATATTTAGCAAGTCCACTAGACATATGGATAATGTACAAGCTAAATTTGGTTCTGGTGAAGATCTAAAAATATATCATACTGGTAGCACAAGTTTATTTGATAATCTTACTGGAAATTTAGTGATTCAACAAAGTGCTAATGATTCTGATATTATATTTAAGTCCGATGATGGCAGTGGGGGTACTACTGAATACTTTAGACTAGATGGTAATACAGGTTATAGTATAGCTTCTAAAGATATTTACCTTATAGATGATGTAAGACTTAGGGCTGGTACAGGTGGTGATTTTTCATTTTTTCACGATGGTAGTAATAGCAAAATAAACAATAATACAGGTAATATAGTAGTCGAGAACTTTCAAGATGACGGAGATATATCTTTCAAAACTGATGACGGATCTGGTGGAACTACTGAATATTTTAGACTTGATGGTGGTGATAAAACAACTGTTGTTTCTGAACCTTTTAGATTTCAAGATAATATAAAATTAAAATTTGGTGCAAGTAGTGATATACAAATATATTCAGATAACTCAAACAGCATATTTGACTTTTTCAATTTAAATAATGTAATATTTAGACAACATTTCTTAGACGGTGATATGACTTTTCAAAGTGATAACGGATCTGGTGGTGTTACTACATATTTTAAATTAGATGGTGGTAATGAAAGATTACAAGTAAGTGCACCTAACGGTATGCTATTTTCTGATAATATAAAAGCTAAGTTTGGTACAGGTGGTGATTTACAAATATATCATGATGGAAGTAATTCATATATTGATGAAACTGGGACTGGTGATTTAATTGTAAAAGCTATAGATGATGTTTATATTAGAGGTAATACTCATGATATGGGTAGATTCAATGAGCAAGGCGTTAAATTTTATTATTTAGGTAATGTAAAGCTTGAAACTAATAATACAGGTGTTAGAATACCAACAGCCGGCAATGGATTACAGTTAGTTTCTCCAAATGGAACAGTATATACAGTAACAGTAGATAACTCCGGTAATTTAGTTGTTACGTAAAAAACAAAAAAAACAAGTAATAATAGAAATATACCTGCTCGGTTAAGAGCGTAAAACCAAATATAAACTTAAAACCTAAAACTATGACGTTTTATTACCAGACTAGATCGTGGAATAGTCAACCACAAATTTCAGAAGAAACCATTAACCTTTGGAAACATCTCGCAGAAAAGAAAAACTGGAGAATAACCCAATTACCTAACGGTTTTTATCAAACTGAATACCAAGATCCAAATGAAGATACTTGGCACGACGTAACTCGTAGAGAAACTATTGAAGGAGCAGAGCAAGCTATTGATGGTTCAGTAGAGCATTATGCTAAAAAAGTAGATTTTTTGAAAGGACCAAAAGTCGTAAAAACCTTTAAATAATAATTAAATTAAATCAAATCAAATGATAGTTAAAAATCTGAACTTTGGCGATACAGCCAGAGAACAAGTATTTAAGGGTATAACAAAACTTACACAAGCTGTTAGCTCCACATTAGGAGCTAGCGGTAAGTGTGTATTACTTGAAGATGCAACAGGTAAACCAATTATTACAAAAGATGGTGTAACAGTAGCTGACTCAGTAATTTTGTTAGATCCAGTAGAAAACATGGGTGCTACGCTTTTAAAAGAAGCAGCACGTAAAACAGTTCAACAAGCAGGAGATGGTACTACCACTGCAACAGTCTTAGCACATGCTATATTACAAGAAGCATATAAAGTTGCTGATAAAACAAATTCAAGAGTATTAAAAGAAGGTATAAACTCTGCTGTTGAAAAAGTTGTAAAATATTTAGAATCAGTATCTGTTTCAGTAGAAGGAGATATGATTGATCACATTGCTACAATATCAACAAACAATGATCCAGAACTTGGAAAATTAATTGCTGATGCATTTAGAGCTGTAGATCTTACAGGCGTAGTAATGATGGAGCCGTCAGCTATTGGTAAAACAGAAATTAAATTAGTTGAAGGCGCACAATATGAAAAAGGATTAACTAATAGGCATTTTATAACTAACGCTGAAAATCAGTCAGCTGAATTAGAAAATCCATTAGTGCTGTTAGTAGAATCTAAAATAGATTCTATAAGACAAATTCAAACAGTGCTAGAGTACGTAATAAAAAACAATAAACCTTTGCTGATTATCGGCGATGTAGAAAAAGGTGTTTTATCGGCTCTAGCTATGAATAAAATAAAAGGTAATATTAAAATCAACGTGGTTGATGCTCCAACATATGGTGTTAATAGAAAACAACTACTTGATGATTTATCTTTACTAACTAGCGCTACAATTATAAATGAAGACTTGGGTGATGATTTAGATTTAATTAAAGTTGAATACTTAGGTAAATGTGTAAAAAGCATTACAACTGAAAATGAAACTATATTACAAGTAAAAGATACTTCTGATGAAGTAAAAGAAGTAATACACGAAATTAAAAATAAATTAAACAAAAAAAATACAGCAAACGAAGTAGTTAAGTTAGAAAAAAGACTTGCTATGTTAGCTGCCAAAATAGCAATAGTAAAAGTAGGCGCTAACTCTGATATTGAATTAAAAGAAAAACAAGATAGAGTTGAAGACGCTATATGTGCTACTAAAGCTGCAATAAAAGAAGGGATTGTTCCCGGCGGTGGTGTTGCTTTGCTAAACGCTGCATTAAAAATAAAAGAAAAAAATGTAGGTGAAGAAGTTTTAGGTAGAGCTATATTATCTCCTTATAAAACAATACTAGCTAATGCTGGATATGAAGAATATAGAATATCAGGTTCAGATGGTGAAGGTATTGATGTTGTTACAGGAAATATGGTAAAGATGATTAATAGTGGTATTATTGATCCACTGTTAGTTACAAAAAGCGCTCTTCAAAATGCAGCTTCAGTGGCAACTACTATTTTATCAACAGATTGTGTAATTAATAATATTAGAGTTGATGAAAGCAGTAGGTAAAAATTTAATAATAAATATAATAAAAGAGGGAACTACTAAAACAAAAGGTGGTTTACTTCTTGCAGAAAACCAACGTGAAGATATTAGATATGTTGAAGCTAATATAGTTTCAGTAGGTGATGAAGTTGTAGGATTAAAACAAAATGATAAAATATATTTTGATCGTCACGCTGGTCATAAAATAGAAATTGATAAAAAATCTTATCGTGTAATTAAAGCTCAAGATATTGTAGTTGTTTTATGAGATTAAGTGCAAAAGATATTAAGGATTTAAACTTAATGAAACACTATCGAGTAATACGTAAATGGGCTTGTAAAAATAATAATTTAACTGATAGTGATTTAGAGTTGTTGATATATCTTGATTGTATTGATTTATTTACAATAAAAGATTTTAAAGCTGGAACATATGCTTACAGCTGGAATAATCGTAGATGGAATAAACTAATACAAAATGATTGGATAGTTGTGTGGCGTAACAGAAATAGAACTACACAAAAATATAATATATATAAAATATCATTTAAAGGTAAACAACTTATTCAACGCATATATAGAATAATGCTAGGTCATGAAGATATAAATGTAAGTAGTAGAAATAAAATAATAACTGGTACTTCATATATGGATAAAGTAATGACAAAAGCAATTTATAATTTAAACAAAGACAAAACAAGATGAATAAAGATCCACTAAATTTTGGAGTATCTGGTATATTCGGTAGAATGGGACAAAATCCAAGTATCAATGCTTTGACAAATGCAAACGCTTTAGCTCAACAGCAAATGGCTCAGCAAAACATACAGCCTGTAGGAAGCGGCACAACATATAAACCAGATATGTCACAGCAAGTTATGACTGGAGGTTTTGATCCATTAACTCAACAAGTTGGTATGGGTATTTTTGGTGATCAAAATGCTAGAAATATGGCTGTTATGGGATCTGGTATTATGATGCATGATGATATTCAAGTAAAAATACAAGCTAAGAAAGCAGAAATAGAAAAAGCAAAATCTGAAGAAGGAGATCCAGACATAGTGTATGAATTAAAGTCTGATTTAATGGACTTAGAAAAAGAACTAGCACAAGCTAAAAAACAACATAAAGATTAAAATTATGAGACACGATATAGAAAAAATTAAAAATAATCCTAAACTTGAAGGTCAAATAGGAGAAAATGCTATATGGGAAGGACCACTTAGTAAAGAAGGTTTTCCAATGGGAGTTGGTTCTAGCTCAGGTATAACACCTATGCAAGTATCAAAATATCCATGTAAATATGATGCTATGCCTATTTCGCAAAGAGCTAAAGTATATAAATAATTATGGGATATTTACAATATAATAGTCCTTTTCTACAAGAAAAGTTTCCTGAAATAAAAGAAAAGAACAAAGGAAAATTTACAGCATGGGTAAAGAAAAACATGCCGGGTAAATCAACATGTGAAGCAGCTAGCGCTGTTATGGCTAAAAAAGATAATTATAGTGAATCAGTAGTAAAAATGGCTAATTATGCTAAAAACTTTGGTTGTTCAAAAAAATAAATTATGAGTTTTTCAAAATCATTCTGCAGTAAAACACCGTTTAAAAACGTTGAAAAGCCAGCTAAACCTAAAATATCAGACGCTGAGAGAACAGGAATATCTGATAAAGAGCATCATGCTATAAGTTCTAATACAGATGCTCACTCTGTTATGATAGTTGTAGATAAAGATGGTAAAAGAGTTGAGCCAAAAGATGCAGCTACTAAAATGTCGCCACTTGAACAAGGTGGTTATGTTGGCGGCGGTGATGTAGCAGGCGCTTATTATGTACCAACAGGACAGATGTATGCAGATATGTTTGCTAAAATCGGACAAGCTGTAGCAGATATAGATGCTAATAAACAAAAGAAAAAAGATGAAAAGCAAAAAAAGGATGATGCTAAAAATCTTTCTGATAATGCTTATTTTGAAAAATACAACGAACAAAGACCTAAAACAGTAGATTACACTAATGTTTTTAAAACAAAAACAGATTAAATATGGGACACAAAGGATACCACGGACAATACACTGGAAACTCTAAGTTTTCAAAAAAAAGAGATGAAGATTATGATGCTAAAGAAGCATATAATAAAAATTTAAAAGCTTCTGCAAGATTACACTATTTAGAAAATCTTAGACATGATCATGATTCACCAGCTCGTCAAGAGCAAGGAGATTTTGATTATGAAGATCCTAACTATAGAGAAACTAAGGAATATAAAAGATTCCAAAGAAAACAAAAAAGACAAGAAAGAAAAATAAAAAGAAAAGCGGCGCCGCAAAAGCACTGTATGAACTAATAACTAATAAAAATTAATATTATGCCTTACGATTCAAGTAACAAAATGAAAGGTATGCCTATGAACCATGGTATGCCTATGCACGGCGACGGACCACATATGGAGTCGGCTAAGCAAGAAAGAAAAAACCTTATGGACGATAATCCAGTAGCAAGAACTGCCGCAGGAGATAGACCATGGATAGCTAAACATTATAAATCAGGTATGAACTATGGTACACCTATGAACAGTGGGCACAGTCCTGTGGACAAACATACTCCAGCTCAAGAAAAAGGATTAAACAAAGGTTTAGTTTCAGCTATACATCTACATGATGAATTTACTAAAAAAAATAATATCAAGCACAAATAACAGTAGAGAGCTGTATAAAACTCAACAAACATTAACATTAACACTTAACATTTAACATTATGGCAAATTACATTAAAATTAAAGCTGCAGACATCAATGTCGCTAACCAGCTTTCAGACGTAATACTTTCAGACGTTACAGCTGTTTATCAAGGATTAGCAAACGGAGACGCTTCTGCTGACAAGTGGACAGTTTATGCTGGAGGTAAAAGTTATTTATTTACTACTTCAGCAAAAGGTAAAGAGTGGGCAAATCAATTTATTTCTGCAGCTACTGCAAACCCAGGAGGACCTTTAGCAATTGTACAAAATAGTACAGGTGTAAAAATTACTGATATTGTTGTAGCATAATCTATGAAACCTAAAGGATTAGGTGATACAATTGAAAACTTCACCAAAGCTACCGGGATTAAAAAGCTAGCTGATAGCATACCCGGTGGCTGCGGATGCAGTAAACGCAGAGACGCGTTAAATAAAATATTTCCTTATAAAAAATAATTATGGCTTTTAAATTAACAAACCCTCCATATAAAATTGACAATACTCCAGTATATCATGTAGATATGGAAGCAGGTGTTATGGGTAAAGCTAATAACAATGGAACTATCATTTTAAATAAAGATTTAAAACCTCATCAAATACCAGAGGTTATAGCGCATGAACGAGTTCATATAGATCAAATGCGTAGAGGTGATCTTGATTATGATGATAATTATGTATATTGGAAAGGTAAAAAATACTCAAGAGCTCAAATGAAAGAAGGAGCTAAAAATTTACCTTGGGAAGCAGAAGCATATAGAAAAGCATGAGTAAAAAATTTAAAGACACAACTGTTGGTCAAATATTGTTCGGGGCAGCATCAGCAATAAACCCTACATTAGGTAGTGTATTGCAAGGCGTAACATCTCCAAAAGAAGCTATTGAAGCTATTACTAAATCAGATGCACCTGCTGAAGATAAAGTAAAATTGCAACAAATAATATTTGAACAACAAAACAAAGAAATAGAAGCTATCACTTCAAGATGGCAAGCAGACTCGATGTCTGATTCATGGATGTCGAAAAACGTACGTCCACTAGTTTTAGTGTGGTGTATATGTATATTTTCATTAGCTGGAATATTAGATAGTGTTGAAACTATACCATTTCATATAAATGAATTATGGAACGATACGTTTGAAAAAGTAATGATGGCGGTAGTCTTAGCCTATTTTGGCGGACGTACGACAGAAAAGGCAAGTAATATATTTAAACAAAAATAAAAAATGGCTAATCAATCAATTAACGCAGTTAAAATAATACCTAACGATAATATCAATTTACCAGAGCCAGGGATTAAAACTAGTGGTGCTTCAACTACTGGTACTACAGGTGTAACATTAAAAGATTCATCTAATGATTTTTTAAATTCAGCTACTAATCCAAATGGTTACAACGTAAATAGTGGTGATGTAGTTTATAATACATCAACAAATGCTGTTGCTAAAGTATTACAAGTTGTTGACGCTAACACAATAACATTAGATACAGCTATTATGGCTGCTGTTGGAAATACATATGAAATATACCAAAGTAATAACTCTGCTGGTGGTACAGATTTAAATGTATATGTAGGAACAGGTGGTGATATTGAAGTTATGATGACAGCAGGAGTAGGTACTGAAAAACATTTATTTCAAAATGTAGTATCAGGATCTTTTTTACCAATACAAGTAAAAAGAGTATTAGCAACAAACACTACAGCTAGCAACTTATTAGCATTAAGATAGTATGAATATATCTATAGGCGTCACGCAAAAGCGTGGAGGAAATTCCTATAACGACTTAGTAACTCAACTAAGAAATAGAGTAGTAATAGATAAAAATAAATTTGGTGATATAACAAACCAAATTGAAAGTATAAACTGTTACAATAATTATGTAAACCGTACAACACACATATAATGGCAACACCTTCAGTATTAACAGTTCCCAGTATGTATGGAGACGGTATTTTATATAGTGGACCTACCGTTTATAGTAGTGAACTAGTAACTAATGGTAATTTTCAAACCGATACTGATTGGACTAAAACTAACGCAGTAATATCAGGAGGTGTAGCAACTATAACAGTTACAGGTGGTGGTTTTTCGCAAATATTTCAATCTGTAACTTATACTTCAGGAAAAAAATATAAATTAACAGCCTCAATTAAAGGAGCATCAGGCTCATCAGGTAAACAAATTAGATTTCAAGACAATGGTTCAAACACTGGTGGTCTAACTTCTGTTAATGGTCTTGTAACCTTAGATGAAACCCCACAAGAAATACAAATATTTTGGACTGCTAACGCTAATTCAAGTCAAATTGTAGTTGCAAGAAATACAACAAGTGGCGATTATCAATTTACTGTAGATAATTTAAGTATAAAAGAAATAACTCAAGGATCTGACTTTGAATTTACACGTTCCACTACTGGAACTATAATTAATGAAGATGGTTATATAGAAGATGTGCCTTATAATTTAGTTACTAATAGTGAAACTTTTTCAAATTGGTCAAAAACCAATACTACATTAACTGTTAAAAATGTTGTTGCTCCTAGTCAATCTTTCACTGGCTGTTTATTGCAAGGAAATACAGTTAATAATAGACATAACGTAGCAAGAACAGGTATAAGTGATACTCAAACAGTAACATTAAGTGTTTTTGTAAAGAAAAAAGAATTAAGATATGTGCAAATAGCTAGCGCAAATACTAATGGTCAATACGCTAATTTTGATGTACAAGATGGAGTTATAGGAAATGTTGGAGGTGCTTTTAGTAATGCTAAAATAGAATCAGCGGGTAATGAGTGGTATAGATTAAGTGTGGTTTCTCCAAATCAATACAACAGTTTTTATATTTCTTTAATATCAGGTTTAACTTCTCCTTGGCTTGAAAATTGGGCTATGCCAAATAATACTGATGGTCTATATATATGGGGCGCACAAATAGTAAAAGGCGACCAATCAAAAAACTACTTACCAACAACTGATAGATTAAACTTACCAAGATTAAATTATCCAGTATACGGTGGTTGTCCATCGATTTTAGCCGAGCCGCAAAGAACAAATTTAGTAATTAATTCTAATAACGCAGGTAGCGCTTCAGGTAATTTTACTTCAAATATTCAAATTAACTCGTCTAATAATTTATCACCTGAAGGCATAAATAATGCGCAAGAAATTGAAGTTACAGGTGGAGGACAACCAAGAGTAGAATCTGTTGTAACTTCAAACACAACTGTTTATTCTGTAAGTGCTTATGTAAAAAAAGTTACAGGAGATTTTTTTGGCTTAGGTTTTTATCAAGCAGATATAGGTAATCAATTTGCTAAATTTGATTTAAACACAGGTACTTTTGTAGCTGTATCTAGTAATGGAGCTGTATCACAGTCAGCAACTAATATTTATAATTGTGAAATAATAGCTTACAAAAATAATTGGTATAGAATAACTTGTAGCATATTAACAGGTTCATCTGCAACAAAAAGTAATATTAAATGGTTAGCCATGAAAAGTGGCACAAGTGCTTCTAGTTTTAGTAATGGTAATGTAGGAGATAAGTTTTTAATATACGGTAGACAAGTTGAGCAAGCTGGCTATGTAACATCTTTAATGCATACAAAAGGTTCAACTGTAACAAGAAATGAAGATAAAGCTATTAATTCTGGTTTAGGAACTACAGATACTTTTAATGATAGTGAAGGTGTTTTATTTATAGAAACTAAAGCTTTAGTTAACAACGCTGTTGCTAGAGCTATTGGTATAAATGCTGGTAATGGTCAAAATAGAGTTATAATATCATACCCAAACACAGCAAGCTCTAGAATTGTAGGTTTTATACAAACCACTGCTGGTAGTGGTTTAAACGGTAATGTTGATGGTATTGATATTACTCAAAAACATAAAATAGCAGTTAAATACAAACTAAATAATTGCGCGGTATTTGTAGACGGAGTTAAAAGAATACAAAATAATAGTGTAGCGATGCCAGTTGGATTAGATAGGATGCATTTTTCAAATGGAGTTAATGCAAATTCAGGTGAATACAGAGGTGATTTAAATGCTATAGCAGTATATAAAACAGCTTTAACAGATACAGAACTTACAAACCTTACATCGTATAACAACCACGATTTATTTATACCATATAGAAGCAGGATGCAAATGATAAGTGCTGATCAAGAATTACAATGCACAGAACACGATATAACTAGATTTTTATGAAACCAAGTTTATTAATGCTACCTAGTGCAGTATCAGACTCGCACGTTCATAACATACTTCCTAATAAAATTGATACAGATTTTCAATTTTCTAGAGCTTCTGCAGCAACTCGTGTTAATCATCAAGGGTTAATAGAAAATGTAGGATATTTTTCTGATGAGTTAGTTAGAAACGGGAACTTTAGTGAATTAGGACCAGAGTTAATTACTAACGGAGATTTTGCTACGGATAGTGATTGGGGCTTTATAGGAACAGCAAATATTAGTAATGGATGTGGTGTTTTTCCTGATACTACATCAAGTTTTATATATCAAATAAATGTTTTTGATTTAACAGTAAAAACATATAAACTTGTATACGAAGTAAAAGAAACTAATTCAGGAACTTTACAATTAAGTGGTGGTAACAGTGCTTTTGGAGTAGTAAATTTAAATTCATCAATAGGTACTCATACGTTTTATTTAGTTTCAAACGGAACAAAAAGACATTTACAATTTTTTAATGCTTCAAGCTTTGTTGGTAAAATAGACAACGTATCAGTAAAACAAGTTGATCCAGATAATGATTGGAGTTTAGGAACAGGTTGGTCTTTTGGTGACAATAAAGTTATTTTTGACGGTGGTGCTGATGCAGCAGTACAACAAAGTAATGTAGTACAACCAAGTACATTATATAGAGCTTCATTTACTGTTGCTGATAGAACAACAGGTAGTTTACAATTAAGACTTGGTAATACAGGAGCAGTAGATGTTACTGTTACTGATAATGGTAATTTTAGTTTTGATTTAACAACAGACGCTACAGGTACATCAGTTTATTTTAGAGCAATAGGTGGTTTTAATGGTTCAATTAGCAGTGTTTCTGTAAAACAAATATTTGGCGATAAACCAAGATTAGATTACGAGCCAATAAATCCAACTTGTCCACATCTTTTACTCGAACCGCAGTCGACAAATCTTATTGATTTTAGTGAAAACTTAAAAGATGGTTATACTACAACTAACGCAAGTGTAGATTTGAATAATTCTATTGCTCCTGATGGAAAAACAACTGCTAATAAATTTAACTCTACAGCGTTGTTGTCTAAAATACAAAAGACGTACTCAAACTCATCTGCGACGTCTCATACTATATCAATATTTCTTAAAAAAGGAACTATTGATTTAGTAGCTATAGATATTTTAGGTGGGGGCCCAGCAATAGCAGCAAGTACAACTGTTAATTTAACAACTGGTGTTATAACAGCAAGTACTAGCACTGGAAGTATAACCCCAATAATTACAGAATTACCAAACGATTGGTATAGAATTACAGCAAGCAGCACATCAAATGGTGTTGTCGCAAATCCAACAATATCTATTATTAATAAATCTTCGGTTGCCGATGGTTATTTTTACATGTGGGGTTTACAATTTGAAGGTTTATCATACGCTACATCTTACATACCTACAGCAGGAGCTACAGAAACTAGAGTTCAAGAAACTTGTACAAGTGCTGGAAATTTAAATACGTTTAATAACAGCGAAGGAACTATATACGCTGAAATAGCTGGATTAGTAAGTAGCACAACTCTTAGAAGCATAGGAATTAGTGATGGAACAAGCGCTAATAGAGTTAATATTTCACTTTGGCAAAATGGAGGCAATGATCAGCTTTTAAATTTTGTTGGTCTTGGCGGTGTATCTCAATGTAATTTTTTTGGCGCTGTTAATAGTATTTTAGAATTTAATAAAGTAGCTTTTAATTACAAGCAAGATGATTTTAAAATGTATATTAATGGAGTTTTAGTAGGAACAGATACAAGCGGTAATACTTTTCCAGCAGATACTTTAATTAAATTTAATTTTGATAGAGGAGAAGGAAGTACGAAATTTTTTGGAAAAACAAAAAGTTTAGCTACTTATAACAGAGCACTTACAGATACAGAATTATATACAATAACATCAACGCAATACTCAGCATACTCTGGTATGGTGGCAGCGTTAGGAAACTATACAATACCATGCTAAAAGATTATTTTGAAGTACCAAATAAACCAGCAATAAAATCTGGTAATATTCTTTCGTGTGACTTCACAGATCATGAAACATTTATACCTCAACCATTAGATTTTACAAGAAATACATTAGCTACATATGTAGACTGTAATGGTTTAATAAAAGCATCTGGTGTTAGTGATACAGAATTAATTACTAACGGAGATTTTAGTAATGGTTCTACTGACTGGATCATCGATCCAGCATGGAGCATAGCTAATGGAAAAGCTTTTTATGATGCAACAATAAACGCGCAAAGATTAACTCAACCTGTTGTAACAGATGCTTCAAAAACATATCAAATAAAATTTACTATTTCTGGAGTAGAATCAGGTAAATTTGCTAGATTTGCATTGTGGGTTATTTCTAATGCTAGTAGTAAATTTTTTACTTATACCCAGTTCAAAAATGGTGAGTACGTAGTTTATGCTTCTCCTGATGGAGCAAATGGAAATGTTTTACATTTTAATGCTTTAAATGCATCTAGTAACGATAGTAGTTTTTATATAACTAATATATCTTTAAAAGAAGTTAATTTAAACGTTCCTAGAATAGATTATTTTACAGAAATAGGTAAAGCAAAAGAATTACAAAAACCAAGTTTACTGCTCGAACCACAAAGTACAAATATTGTAGAATACAGCGAAGATATTGACAGAAACTCTGGATTGTCTGAGGTTGGTTCGTCTATTGTTAGAACAAACGATATAAGTAATCCAGCAGGATCAAAAGCTTCAGCTTTATTACAAGAAAACACAGCTACTAGTTCTCACTTTACTTTTAAAGATTGGTCGTTAACAAATCCATCTACAAATACTATTAGTGTATTTGCAAAATCAAAAGGAGGTAGAAATTTAAGATTTGGTGATGGAGGTGTTGGTTGGTCAAGTGGTTTTACTGCTAATTTTGATTTAACTGCAGGAACTTCTGATACTGGTACTATAGAAGATTATGGTAATGGTTGGTTTCGTTGTTCTGTGCAAGGAACAGCAAACGCTGCTACAAGTAGATTAATTATTTATATAACAGATGGTACGACTACGTCTTATCAAGGCGACGGTAGTTCTGGAGTATATTTATATGGATTTCAAATTGAACAACAAAGTTATGCTACATCATATATACCAACATATGGTTCTATAGCAACTCGAAATGTAGAATTGTGTGATAACGCAGGTCAAAGAGGGGTTTTTAATAACCAAGAAGGAACAATGTATGTAGAGTTTACAGAGTTAGGATTTACAAATCCAAACCAAACGAGCATAGGTGTTTCGCAGCAAAGCAGTTCTAATAATAGGTTGTTATTATTTAGAGGCGGTGGTTCAAATTGGAGTTTTCAAGCAAGAGCAGCTAGTGTTAACGTAGTATCTAATAGTATAAATTTAACAACAACAGAAACTTTAAATAAGTTTGCCAAAGTAGCTATAAGATATAAATCAGGTGAAATTACTGCTTTTGTAAATGGTTCACAGAGTTTTACAAATAGTTCTACTTTTACGTTTAATGGTAAATTAGATAAATTTGGTTTTATACCATACGATGGATCTACAGGTAATAATTTTTACGGAAGAGTTAAAGATGTAAAAGTATTTAGAAGAACATTAACAGATTCTGAAATGGCAGAATTAACAAATAATATAACATAAAATGAGTATACAAATTTATAAAACAAATTTTGCAGATGAAGCTGTGGGTAAAGCAGCATTAGTAGCTGCAGGTGTGTGGGCTGAGGTAACAGAAGAAGGTGTTACTCAGATGGTATATACTAACGGTACGCAAGCTGTAGTTAACATTGGTAAAGTAATAGATGAATCAAAAACAACTGATCCAGATAATCCAGTATATTATCCAGGTTGGTGCTATGATATTATGACTACTGACACATTAGACTTTGGTAGTAACGAAGTATATCCAACAAATCCAGTACATGGATTTTTAGGTTGGCCGATAACTGCAGAAGTAGAACCTACTCCACCGGAAGAAGAAGAAGAAGAGTAAAACACTAAAAAATAGTGTAACTATTTAAATATATAGTAATTAAATTAAATTAAAATAAAATGGAAGTTAAAAAAATAACAGATCATCAGTTAAAAAAAATAACTGATCAACAAAAAAGATTAAATGATGTCTTAACTAATATTGGTGTTTTAGAAGTACAAAAACACAATTTAGCACAACAAGTTAAAAATATTAGTGAAGAAATTGAAAAAACAAAACTAGAACTAGAAGAAGAGTACGGTAAAGTTAATATTAATTTAGCTAATGGTACTTATGAAGAAATAAAAGAAGAAGAAAAAGATGCATAACATTAGAAAAATCAGTATTGGAACTGATTATAAAAATGATGCAATGCATTACGCAGTTGGCCAACAAGTTTATGGTGGCCATGAAATATCACATATTTTATTTGAAGATTCTGATAGTTCTTATAACATTTATATAAAGAAAAACAATGAAGTATTGCCGTGGAAAAAGTTTAATTCTAACATGGCTATCTCAATTGAATACGATTTAGAGTATTAATGAAAAGCTTATATGATTTTATTGTAGAACCTTTAGGTGATAAATATAATAATGAAATACAAGTTGGTGATAAAAAACTAGTTGTTAATACTAAAATTGAATCATGGACTTTTATAAATAGACTAGCTAAAGTAATTGAAACACCAATTGCTTTTAAAACAAAAATTAAAAAAGGTGATACTATTGTAATACATCAAAATGTATTTAGAACTTTTTATGACATGCGTGGTAATAAAAAAGTTAGTAGATCATGGTTTAAAGATAATCTTTATTTTGTAAGTTTAGATCAAATATATTTATATAAAAACTCTAAAGGTTGGCATTCATTTGCAAACAGGTGTTTTGTGCACCCAATAAAAGATAAGAGTGATTTTACTACAAATAAAGAACAAAAATTAAAAGGTATATTAAAATACGGTAATACTAATTTAAAAAACCTTAATATAAACGAAGGAGATTTAGTTGGGTTTAAACCAAATAGAGAGTGGCAGTTTTTAGTAGATGGTAAGCGTTTATATTGTATGGAATCAAATGATATTGTAATTAAATATGAGCACCAAGGAAACGAAGAAGAATATAATCCAAGCTGGGCAAGTAGCAGTTAAAGAGTTAATTAAAGTTGCTAAAGAACCTATTATAGATTATGGTCCTGATATTTCCGCAGACAGACTTAAAAATGCTGCAGCTACAAAAAAACTAGCTATATTCGATGCTTTTGAAATACTTAATCGTATTGAAGAAGAAAAAAATATGTTAGAAGACAAGCCTAAAGTTGAAGAAAAGAAAAAATCAAATTTTAAAGGTTTTGCAGAAGGGAGGTCTAAATAATGTATCAACAAGAATTATATACAATATTAGAAGATTATATTACACCTATTACTCTTAATAAATATAATAAAAATAAAAAATGGGAGTATGGTTATAATGAGCAACATGATATGGTTGTTATTAGTAAAGATGGCACAATAGGTGAAATATATGAAATACAAAATCTTAAAATAGCTTTACCTAAAGCTAAAAATATACATAAGTTTAAAAATAAAAAATGGACTAAGTTTGAATATCCTAAAGTACTAAGTAAAATAAAAAGTGTTTATGATTTTAAACAATATCCAGAAGACTTTAAGGAAAGATGGTATGATTACATTGATAACGAGTTCACAATTAGGGAAGAAGGTTTTTGGTTTTATAACAAAGACGTTGCTACTTATATTACTGGGACTCATTATATGTACTTGCAGTGGAGTAAAATTGACGTTGGGGCACCAGACTTTAGAGAATCAAATAGATTATTCTTTATTTTCTGGGAAGCTTGTAAGGCAGATCCACGATCCTATGGGATGTGTTACCTTAAGAACAGGCGTTCCGGGTTTTCTTTCATGGCCTCAGGAGAGGTGGTTAACTTGGCAACCATATCAAGTGACAGTAGGTATGGTATATTATCCAAGTCCGGTCCTGATGCAAAGAAGATGTTCACAGATAAGGTGGTACCCATATCAGTTAATTACCCCTTCTTTTTCAAGCCGACCCAGGACGGAATGGACCGTCCAAAGACCGAGCTTGCCTATCGTGTCCCCGCCACCAAATATACTAGACGTAAACTCACCGCCGCCCCCGACGAAACCCTTGAGGATTTACAGGGACTTGACACCACCATCGACTGGAAAAATACCGGTGACAACTCCTACGATGGGGAGAAACTCAAACTCCTCGTTCACGACGAATCCGGTAAATGGGAAAAGCCGAACAATATACTCAACAACTGGAGGGTCACGAAAACGACATTAAGATTAGGTAGTAGAGTAATAGGCAAATGTATGATGGGTTCAACTAGTAACTCATTAGATAAAGGCGGAAGAAATTTTAAAAAATTATACGATGATTCGGATGTTACAAAAAGAAACAGCAATGGACAGACTCGCTCAGGATTATATAGTTTGTTCATACCTATGGAATGGAATTACGAAGGATACATTGATTCTTATGGATTACCTGTATTCGAAACACCGAAAACAGCGGTTACAGGACCTCACAACGAGAAAATAAATTTAGGTGTTATTGAATATTGGGAAAACGAAGTTGAAGGTTTAAAAGATGACCAAGATGGTTTAAATGAATTTTATAGACAATTCCCAAGAACAACTAAACATGCTTTTAGAGATGAGTCAAAAGAATCTTTATTTAATCTAACTAAGATTTATGAACAAATAGATTTTAATGAAGATTTAAAAAATTCTATCGAAGTAACAAAAGGTAATTTTCAGTGGGAAAATTCAGAAAAAGATACTAGGGTTGTTTTTGTTCCTAATACTAGCGGTAGGTTTTTAGTAACTTGGGTTCCACCAGTATCAATACAAAATAGAAGATACCTTAAAAACGGTGTAAATTATCCGGGTAATGAACATATGGGCGCGTTTGGATGTGATCCATATGATATATCAGGCACAGTAGATCGTAGAGGTTCTAATGGATCTTTACATGGTTTAACTAAGTTTAGTATGGAAAATGCTCCGCCTAATCATTTTTTCTTAGAATATATAGCTAGACCTCAAACAGCAGAAATATTTTTTGAAGATGTATTAATGGCTTGTGTTTTTTATGGTATGCCAATACTTGCAGAAAATAATAAACCAAGATTACTTTACTATTTTAAACGTAGAGGATATAGAGGTTTTGCAATGAACAGACCTGATAAATTAAGAAATAAGTTATCTGTAACTGAAAGAGAAATAGGTGGTATACCTAATTCTAGTGAAGATATAAAACAAGCTCACGCTTCAGCTATTGAAACTTACATAGAACATTTTGTAGGTTTAAAAGAAAATGGATATGGAGATATGTATTTTCAAAGAACATTAGAAGACTGGGCTAAATTCAACATAAATAATAGAACGACGCATGATGCTTCTATAAGTTCTGGTCTTGCATTAATGGCTTGTAATAAACATAGATATAAACCTAATGTTAAAAGAGATTTAAAACCAGTAGATTTAGGTATAAAAAAATATAACAATAAAGGATCAATGTCAAAAATAATTGAATAGATGAATATATATACTGACACCAATAGTCCTTTTCCAAGTCAAGTTGTAAGTGACGCGGAAAAAGCTAGTCTTGAATATGGCAAAGAGGTTGCTCAAGCTATAGAACAAGAGTGGTTTAATCAAGGAAGAACTAGTGGTAATAGATACTTAACTAACTGGAACAACTTTCATCAGTTAAGAACTTATGCTAGAGGTGAACAATCAATACAAAAATATAAAGATGAGTTAGCTATAAACGGTGATTTATCTTACCTTAATTTAGACTGGAAACCAGTTCCTATACTTTCTAAATTTGTAGACATCGTAGTAAACGGTATATCTTCTAAAACATATGATATAAAAGCTTACGCGCAAGATCCTGAGTCAATAAAGAAAAGAACTGAGTATGCTTCAAAGATTTATGAAGACATGGTTGCAGGTGAATATTTAGATAATTTAAATAAAACACTAGGTATTGATTTATATCAATCACCTAATAAAGATGTAATACCTGAATCAGCTGAAGAGTTAGAATTACATATGCAGTTATCATACAAGCAAAGTGTTGAAATAGCTGAAGAAGAAGCAATATCAACAGTTTTAGCTCAAAATAAATACGATCTTGTAAGAAGAAGATTAAATATGGATTTAGCTGTTTGTGGTATTGCAGCGGCTAAAACTAGTTTTAACACTGCTAATGGTATTACTGTAGATTATGTTGATCCAGCATATATGGTTTATTCTTATACAGAAGATCCTAATTTTGAAGATATATACTATGTAGGTGAATTAAAGGCAATAACATTATCTGAGCTTAAAAAAGAGTTTCCTCACATAGACGATAAAGAATTAAAAAGAATACAAGCTCAACCTGGAAATAAATCATACATTACTGGTTGGGGTGATTATGATGCTAACACTGTTCAAGTTTTATATTTTGATTATAAAACATATCATAATCAAGTTTTTAAAATAAAGCAAACAGATCAAGGATTAATGAAGGCTATTGAAAAGTCTGATGAGTTTAATCCACCAGAAAATGATATGTTTGAAAGAGTTTCAAGATCAATAGAAGTAGTATATAGTGGCGCTAAAGTTTTAGGAACTAATACAATGTTAAAATGGGAACTAGCTGAAAATATGTCTAGACCTTATGCTGATACTACTAAAGTAAAAATGAATTATGCTATATGCGCGCCGCGTATATACAAAGGTAGAATAGAATCAATAGTAAGTAAGTGTGTAGGTTTTGCAGATATGATACAACTTACTCATTTAAAATTACAACAGGTAATATCTCGTATGGTACCTGATGGTGTCTATTTAGATATGGATGGCCTTGCTGAAGTTGATTTAGGTAATGGTACTAATTATAATCCAGCCGAGGCGTTAAATATGTATTTCCAAACTGGTAGTATTGTAGGTAGATCATTAACCCAAGAAGGCGATATGAATCCTGGTAAAGTTCCAATACAAGAGTTACAATCAAGCAGTGGTCAAGGAAAAATACAAAGCTTAATAAGTACGTATCAATATTATTTACAGATGATTAGAGACGTAACCGGGTTAAATGAAGCTAGAGATGGTAGTTTACCAGATCGTAATACGCTCGTAGGATTACAGAAACTAGCCGCTAACGCATCTAATGTTGCTACTAGACATATTGTACAGTCTAGTTTATTTTTAACTCTTAAATTAGCAGAAAATATTAGCTTAAAAATAGCTGATGCTTTAGAGTTTCCGCTAACAAAATCATCGTTACAAAACTCTATATCTACTTATAATGTTAAAACTTTAAAACAAGTTGTTAATTTAAATCTACATGACTTTGGTATTTTCTTAGAACTAGAACCAGATGAAGAAGAAAAACAACAACTAGAAGCTAATATACAAATAGCATTACAAGCTAAAAATATAGACGTTGAAGATGCTATTGATTTAAGACAAATAAGAAATCTTAAGCTAGCAAATCAAATGCTTAAAGTTAAACGTAAGCAAAAAGCTAAACAAGATCAAGAAGCTCAACAAGCTAATATAGCTGCGCAAAGTCAAGCTCAAGCAGCTTCTGCAGAAAAAATAGCTATGTCAGAAGTTCAAAAACAACAAGCTATATCTGGTGCTAATGTTGAATATGAAAAAGCAAAAAGCGAGTTTGAAAAAGATCGCATGCAGTTGCAAGCACAATTAGATCAACAAAAAATGATGCAGCAACATAAGCATGAAATGGAACTTAAACAAATAGAAGTTCAAAAACAACAAGAAAAAGAAAAAGAAATAGAAGATCGTAAAGATAAAAGGATAAAAATGGAAGGTACTCAGCAAAGTAAAATGATACAGCAAAGACAAACAGATAGTCCTGCTATAGATTTTGAAGCTGAACCTGAAATGGATATGACTCCTTTTATGTAGTGTTAATTATTTAATTATATTATATTATGTCAGAAGAAACAAAAACAAATGAACCTGTTAAACAGGAAGGTGACTTTAAAATAAAAAGTAAACCTAAAAAACCAAAACAACTTGGCAATAAAGAGCAAGAAGTTACAAAGGTTAATTTAAAAGAACCTTTAGTAGAAGTAGAGCCAAATGTTAAAAAGGTAGAAATAAAACAAGAAGAAGTTAAAAAAGAAGACGATGCCATTCAAATCGGAGAAACAAAGGAGGTATCTGTGGAAGAACCATCCGGAGATAGCACAAAGGTGGGAGAACCTGTACAAGAGTCCAACGAGACTGCTGAAGGGTTTTCTCCGATCAAAGAAGTAACTGAAGAAGAAATTAAGCAAGTTAAAGCTGAAGTTAAAGAAGCTAAAAGAGATGAACAAGTATTAGGTAAACAATTACCTGAAAATGTAGAAAAGCTAGTTAATTTCATGGAAGATACTGGTGGTACTGTAGAAGATTACGTTAGATTAAACGCTGACTATAGTAACATTAATGAAACTGCATTGTTAAAAGAATATTATAAAAAAAATAAACCTCATTTAGATTCAGATGATGTAGATCTTATTTTAGAAGATTTTACATGGGACGAAGACATACATGAGGAAAAAGAGATACGCAAGAAAAAACTTGCGTTTAAAGAAGAGGTTGCAAAAGCTAGAAACTATTTGGAAGACTTGAAACAAAAATATTACGACGAGATCAAGTTGAGACCGGGTGTTACTCAAGAACAACAAAAAGCTATGGATTTTTTCAACCGCTATAACCAAGAGCAGCAAAAAGCTGAAGAATTACACGAAACGTTTAAACGTAAAACTAACGAATTATTCAATGAAGATTTCAAAGGTTTTGATATTAAAGTTGGAGATAAAAGATATAAGTATAACGTACAGAATCGTGAAAAAATTGCTGAAAACCAGTCAAATATTAACAATCTGATAGGGAAGTTCCTAGATGCAGATGGTAATGTGGTAGACCCAGCTGGTTATCATAAAGCTATGTATGCTGCTGAAAATGTAGATAAAATTGCTAGTCATTTTTATGAACAAGGTAAAGCCGATGCTGTTAAAGAAGTAGTAAGCAAATCCAAAAACCTTTCTGATGTAAAAGCAAGGGAAGCAAATAAAGGAGATGTTTACATAGGTGGATTGAAAGTAAAAGCGATTAGTGGTGCTGATTCTACAAAATTGAGAATTAAGACAAGAAAATTTAACTAATTAAAAATTACAAATTATGAGTTTATCTCCACAATTTGGGTCGATCATACCTTCACAAAAACAAGAAGTATTGAATAGCAATTACTTAAAGTTTAATGAAGGAGCTAATGATTTTGCCCAGCAATATTTACCAGAGGTCTACGAACAAGAAGTAGAGCGTTATGGAAACAGAACGTTATCTGGATTTTTAAGAATGGTCGGTGCAGAAATGCCAATGACCTCAGATCAAGTAATCTGGTCTGAACAAAATAGATTACATATTTCATACGACCTGTGTACATATGCAGGTGGTACTCCAAGTCAACTAGATATTCCTGTTGGTGGTTCTGGAAACACTTTAGTAGAAAATGTTATCTCTATTAACGACACTGTTGTTGTTATGGATACAGTTTCTGGTGTAGAAGGTAAAGCCATCGTAACTGCAAGAGCTGCTGGTAGTATTACTATTCAGTTCTTTGATAATGCAGCTGCAACACTTGCTTCTAAAGGATTTGTATCCGGACAGATTAAAGTATTTGTTTATGGTTCTGCATACAGTAAAGGAAGAAATACTGACGGAACAGGTGCTGATGCTAAGAGAATATCTGTAGATCCTTCTTTCACGCAATATGCTAACTCACCAGTTATTATTAGAAGTTCATACGAAGTTAATGGTTCTGATATGGCACAAATCGGTTGGGTTGAAGTTGCTAGTGAAGATGGTGCTTCTGGATATTTATGGTATTTAAAAGCTGAATCTGAAACAAGATTAAGATTTGAAGATTACCTAGAAATGTCAATGGTAGAAGGTGAATTAAATGCATCTGGTGCAGGTGGTGACTACGATAAGTCTGTATTACCAGGCTCACAAGGTCTTTTCGCTGCTATTGAAGCAAGAGGTAATGTGCAAGTAGGATTTACTGCTGCAGCTGGTCTTGATGATTTTGATGCAATTCTTAAAAACCTAGATACTCAAGGTGCTATCGAAGAAAACATGCTTTTCTTACAAAGACAAACTGCTTTAGATTTTGATGATATGTTAGCTAATATTTCTGGCGGATTCGCTGGTGGTGTAGCTTTCGGTTTATTTGAAAACTCTGAAGAAATGGCACTTAACTTAGGTTTCTCTGGATTCAGAAGAGGTTCTTATGACTTTTACAAAACTGATTGGAAATACTTAAATGACGCTTCTACAAGAGGTGCTATTGCAGGTATCAATTCAATTGAAGGTGTATTAGTACCAGCTGGAACATCTACTGTTTATGATCAAATCTTAGGTACTAACATTAGAAGACCTTTCTTACACGTAAGATATAGAGCTTCTCAAGCTGATGATAGAAGAATGAAGTCTTGGGTTACTGGTTCTGCCGGTGGCGCTTTCACTTCAACACTTGATGCAATGCAAGTAAACTTCTTATCTGAAAGATGTTTAGTTACTCAAGCTGCTAACAACTTTGTATTATTCAAAGGAGTGTAGTGATTTATATAGGTAAGGGCGCTTCGGCGCCCATATACCTTTAACTTATTTAATTATATTATATTATGTCAAAAAAAGAACAAGTGGCTAAGCCACAATGGGAAGTGAAGGATAGAGTTTATTTACTTACTGGTGATAAAACACCTTTAACATTAACTATACCTTCAAAACATACTACAAAACATGCATTATTATATTTTGATTCTAGTTTACAAAAACAAAGAGAATTAAGATATGCAACTAATATGAGTTCACCTTTTGTTGATGAACAACAAGGCGAAGTAACATTAGGTCATATAATGTTTAAAGATGGTAAACTAATAGTACCTGCAAAAGATATAGGTTTACAGAAACTATTAAGTTTATACCACCCTTTAAAAAATAAAATGTATTATGAATTTAGCGCTGTAGAAGTTGCTAAAGATCAATTAATAGATTTAGAATTAGAAATAGATGCTTTAAATGCTGCTAGAACAATAGATATTGATCAAGCTGAAGCAATAATGAGAGTTGAATTAGGTTCTCAAGTAAACACAATGACTTCTAAAGAATTAAAAAGAGATTTATTAGTGTTTGCTAAGAATAATCCTAGATTATTTATGGAGTTAGCTAATGATGAAAATGTTCAACTTAGAAACTTTGCAATTAGAGCTCAAGAAAATGGTATTATAAAACTATCACAAGACCAAAGAACTTTTTTCTGGGGATCAACTGATAGAAAATTAATGAATGTACCATTTGATGAAAACCCATATTCTGCATTTGCGGCTTTCTTAAAAACAGACGAAGGTGTAGAAGTCTATAAATCTATAGATAAAAAACTTAATTAACAAGTGATAATAGTATAGAGGTGGCTGTTGTCACCTCTGTATTATAATAAAAAATATAATGGCGGTAAATATAAACACAGTATACACAACAGTCTTGTACATTTTAAACAAAGAACAAAGAGGTTATATTCCACCAGCTGAATTTAATAGTTTAGCTAATCAAGTACAAATAGAAATATTTGAATCTTACTTTCCTGACGGCAATCAATTTAATAGACCTAGACAACAGAACATTGCCAATGACACAGAATTTTTTAACATGTTTAAAGACAATGCTTATAAATTATATCCTTTTGAGGAAACAGTAAGCTTTGTATATAACTCTACTAATGATGGTTGGGCTTCTTCAACAACCACAAGATCATTGTATAGAATAGGTGAAATAACATCTACTTTTCAAAACAATGGAGCGTGGGTTGAGTCTATGGTAGATTTATTAAGTAAAAAAGAATATTCTATAACAGAAAAATCAAAACTAACAAGTGCCAGTCAAAATTATCCTATTGCTCATTTAACAAATCTTGTAACTACAACTATAACAGATCCAATACCTTTTCTAAAAATTAGTCCTAAACCTGATTCTGTATCAGCCAATTGTATATTATTACCATCTACACCTGAGTTTGCTTTTACCACAGGACAATTTGGAGAATACATTTATAGTTCTACTAACTCTACAAACTTTCAATTAGATATTTCAGAGCAAACAAACATTATAATAGGTATATTAAAATATTCAGGAGTTATTATAAATGATCCAACAATCATACAAGCTGCTACGCAAGAAGCTATGAAAGTTGAACAAAACGAAAAATCATAATGTCAAAACTAGTAACAGAAACAAATCAACAATATTACGCTGGAGCTCAGGCTTTTAGAGGTGACGCTGGTAACACAGCTGGTCAAGCTTTTACTACTACTTTTAATACAGATTTAGTTTTTGGTAATTACGACCCTAATGAAGCTGACTATGCTTTAAATAATTTTAAAATATATACAAGCACACAAGGTATACCAGGCACATGGACTGAATATATTTCAGCTTACACTGTAGCAAATAACGCAATTAGTATTACCGGTAGTCCAGGAGCTAATATATTTATAGTTGTACAATTAAAGTCTTTAGATGGAGGTAAGTATGGAGCTACTAATCCAGAAAAAGCTTTTGGTGATGCGGTAGAAGAAAACTATGGTAGTTATTCTTATATAAAACTAAATGATATAGTAAACAACTTCATGGTTGGTTATGTAGGTGCTGGTAAAATAATACAATCATGTAAAAAATCTGATGTAGTTTTCTTTGCAAAAAGATC